AGCCGTGGCCCGCGTGCGCGTGCAGGACCTGCAACGCAGCATCGACGACACCTCGCGCGACCTGCGGGTGCAGATCAGCCTGGCCATCGACCCGAGGCAGCGTGCCGAGCTCGAGCGGTTGCTGGCCCAGCTGCAGGCCGAGGCGTCCAAGGCCGTCAACGAGGCGACGCGCGATGCCACCCTGCAGTCGCTGCGCGAGCAATCGGCCACCCAGCTGGAGCGGCTGAAGCTGGCCGAGCAGGCCATTGCCGACGCGGTGGAGCGCCGCATCAACACCAGCGAGGAAGGCGAGCGCCGCGTCTTTGCGGCCCGCGAGCAGGCGTTGCCGCAGCTGCGGCGGCTGCTGGAGCTGCAGAAGGCGCTGGCCCGCACCGACGCCGAGCGCGTCGCGGTGCAGCAGCTGGAGCAGGAAATCAAGCGGCTGGGCGACCGCACCACCGAGCTTCAGCGCACGCTGCAGAGCTCGGCCACCAGCGGCCTGGCCAATGCTTTCACCGACTTCGTGACCGGTGCCAAGAAGGCCGGGGACGCCGTTAAGGACTTCGCCGCCGGCTTTGCCCGCACGATGCTGGACCTGATCAGCCGCCGCCTGGCCGAGAAGCTGGTGAACGACGCGCTGAAGGCGCTGGAACAGGCTGGAAGCTCGGGCGGCAGCAGTGGCGGCTGGCTCAGCGCCGTGGCCGGCTGGCTGGGTGGACTGTTGACCACCACCAAGCACACCGGCGGCGTGATCGATGGCGCGCTGACCAACGCGCGCCGGGTGGCGCCCTGGGTGTTCCAGGGCGCGCAGGTGCTGCACAGCGGCGGCCTGGCCGGGCTGATGGCCAACGAGGTGCCGGCCATCCTGCAGCGGGGCGAGGAGGTGCTGACCGCCGACGACCCGCGCCACCGCAACAACCTGCGCCGCGGCGTGGGCGGCCCGCTGATCGGCAACCTGAACGTGAGCGTGAGCATGGACGGCGTGGGCAATGGTGAAGGCGACGCCGCGATGGCGCGCCGCCTGGCTGCGATGGTGCGTGGGGCGATCGAGCAGAAGCTGGCCGACGAAATGCGCCCCGGCGGCATGCTGCAGAACGTGAAGCGGGGGTAGCCGGTGGCCGACTACATCTGGACAGAGAGTGCCGCCACCGCGCTGGAGGTGGCCCCGCGCATCAGCAGCACGCGCTTTGGCGACGGCTACGAGGAGCGGGCGCCGGCCGGGCTGAACCCCATCACCCAGACCTGGCAGGTGCGGCACGTGGGCGTGGACAACGCCATTGCCGACGAGATCGTGGCCTTCCTGGCCGCCCGGGTCAGCGCGACGCAGGGGCTGGAGGCCTTCAGCTGGGTGCCACTGTGGTCGACCGTGGCCATCCGCGTGACGTGCCGCCAGTGGCGCCGCGTGCAGGACGATGACCCGAACACCAGCAGCATCGACGCGGTGTTCGTGCAGGAGCACGTGGCATGACCGCCAGCGTGGCGCTGCAGTGCGTGCTGCTGAGCCAGAGCGCGCCGGTGGAGCTGTGGGAGCTGGACCTGACGGACCTGGGCGGCACGGTGCACCGCTTCGCCAACCAGACCAACGAACTGGGCCAGGCCATCGTGTGGCAGGGCCAGGCCTACGCGCCGCTGCCGATCGAGGCCACGGGTTTCGAGCGCCGGTCGACGGGCCCCTTCCCGCGGCCGCGCGTGCAGGCCAGCAACGTGCTGGGCACGCTGGGTCAGCTGATCCGCGACTTCGACAACCTGCGCGGCGCCACGCTGGTGCGCCGGCGCACGCTGGCGCGGTTTCTGGACGCGGTGAACTTCGCCGCCGGCAACGCCGATGCCGACCCATTGGCCGAGTTCGCGCCCGAGCTGTGGATGGTGGACCAGTGCGTGGGCCGCAACCGGCTGACGGTGCAGTGGGAACTGCGAAACCCGCTGGACTTCGACGGCGTGATGCTGCCGGCACGCACGGTGCAGCCGAACTACTGCCCCTGGGTCTACCGCAGCAGCGACTGCGGCTACACCGGCCCGCCGGTGGCCAAGGCTGACGACAGTCCCACCGCCTCGATGGGCGAAGACCGCTGCAGCAAGCGCCTGTCGGGCTGCAAGCTGCGCTTCCCGAACAACCAGCCGCTGCCGTTCGGGGGCTTCCCGGGCGTGGGGCGGCTGCGCCAGGCCTGACCGTGATGAAGCTGATCGACCGACTTTCGCCCGAGTTGCGCCAGGCCATGCTGGACCATGCCGCAGCCGAAGCCCCGCGCGAATGCTGCGGGCTGCTGCTGGCCGACCCGCAGGACGGTACGGGCTACTACCTGCCGGCGCGCAACCTGGCCGAGGGCCCCGGCGGGCACGACCGTTTCGCGCTGGACCCGGCGGCCTGGGTGGATGCCGAGGAGATGGGCGAGGTGGTGGCCGTGGTGCACAGCCACCCCCACGCCAGCGCCAACCCGAGCATGGCCGACCGCGCGATGTGCGAGCGATCGGGCCTGCCCTGGCTGATCATGGGCTGGCCGTCGGGCGTGATGGTGCAGCTGGAGCCAAGCGGCTGGAGCGCACCGCTGGAGGGCCGTGAGTTCCACCACGGCGTGCTGGACTGCTACACCCTGGTGCAGGACTGGTACCGCCGCGAATGGGGCCTGGAGCTGCCCGACTTCGAGCGAGAGGACGGCTGGTGGGAGCGCGGCCTGAACCTGTACCGCGACGGCCTGCTGGCGGCCGGCTTCGAGGTGGTGAACACCATCGAGCCGCAGCGCGGCGACGGGCTGCTGATGCGCGTGCTGAGCGAGGTCGAGAACCACGGCGCTGTGTACCTGGGCGACGGCATGATGCTGCACCACCTGTACGGGCAGCTGAGCCGGCGTGAGCGCTGGGACTGGAACTGGCAGCGCCGCACCACGCTGATCGTGCGGCACCGCTCGCGCATGGGGGCCCCGGCGTGACCGCGATGGCGATGCAGCAGCTGGTGGAGGTGCGGCTGCACGGGGTGCTGGCCACGCGCTTCGGCCGCGTGCACTGGCTGGCGATCGAGACCGCGGCCGAGGCCTTCGTGGCGCTGCGGTCGCAGCTGCAGGGCTTTGCGGAGGTGGTGCGCGACTGGCGCGGCGCCGGCTGGCGCGTGCGCGTCGGCGCTGGCGACAGCGCCCGCTGGCTGGACGAAGGCACGCTGGGTCTGCGGCTGGGCGAGGCGCGGCGCGTCGACATCGTGCCGGCACTGAGCGGACGCAAGCGCAACGGCTGGGGCCAGGTGATTCTGGGTGCAGTGGTGGCGATCGTCGGCATCTTCACTGCGGAATATGACGGCGGCTACACCACGCAAGCCGGCATTGCGATGATGCTGGGGGGCGCGGTCGCGCTGCTGTCGCCGATGCCCAAGGGCAACGACAGCAAGGCCAAGCAGGAGGTGAACAGCCAGATCAGCGGCCCGGCGAACGTGATAAGCGCCGGCGGCCCGGTGCCGCTGATCATCGGCCGCATGCTGGTTGGTTCGGTGACGATCAGCGCCGGCCTGAGCACCGACGCCGTAACCGTGCAGTCGACGGTGCCGGCGCCGCCGCCGAGGCCGACCGACGAGCCGGCGGACTGGTTCGATGTGCCTGGCGGTGGCGACGGGAGCGACGCTTGAACGCGCCGCTGCTGCAGGGCGCCAAGGGCGCCAGCCGGCCGATCGAGGCCGACGACACGCTCAAGAGCACCCAGCGCGCCGACATCGTCGACCTGCTGGGTGAGGGCCAGATCGGCGGCCTGGTCAACGGGCTGAAGAGCATCTACCTGGACGGCGTGCCGGTGGAGAACGCCGACGGCTCGCGCAACTTTGCCGAGTTCGGCTGCACGGTGACGCTGGGCGGGCCCACCAGCGAGGCGGCGCACGAGTTCGGCGACGTGCAAAGCGAGATCGGCGTGGGCGTGACGGTGCTGGCTGCGGTGCCGGTGGTGCGCACGGTGACCGACCCCTACGTGGATAGCGCCCGGGTGACGCTGCAGTGGCCGCAGCTGCTGTCGGTGACCAGCGAAGGCGACCGCGTGGGCACCAGTGTCCAGTTCGCCATCGACGTGCAAAGCAACGGCGGCGGCTATGTGACCGCCTATACCGAGGTGGTCAGTGGCAAGGCGTCGAGCGCCTATTCGCGCGCGGTGGTGGTGCCGCTGGCCAAGATGGGGCCTGCGCCGTGGGACATCCGCGTGCGGCGGGTCACGCCCGACAGCACCAGCACCAACCTGCAGAACGCCTTCGCCTGGGCCAGCTACACGCTGATCACCGGGGTGAAGATGCGCTACCGCAACAGCGCGGTGGTGCGGCTGACATTCGACGCCAAGAACTTCAGCGCCATCCCGCAGCGGTGGTACGACGTGATGGGCATCAGCGACTGGGACATACCGGTCAACTACAACCCCATCGCGCGCACCGTGGCCGGCACCTGGAACGGCCTTTGGAAGCAGGGCTGGACCAACAACCCGGCCTGGGTGCTCTACAACCTGGTGAAGCACCCGCGCTACGGACTGGGCCAGTATGTGCGCCAGCTGCCCGACAAGTGGACGCTGTACCAGCTGGCGCTGTGGTGCGACCAGCCCCTGTCGGACGGCCGTGGCGGTATCGAGCCGCGCTATTCGGTCAACGTGGCGATCGTCGAGCAGAGCGAGGCGCTGCGGCTGCTGCAGGAGATTTGCGCGGTGTTCCGCGGCGTGCTGATGCACGGCAGCCAGACGTTGACCCTGACCTGGGATGCCCCGGGTGACCCGGTGGCCAGCTACACGCCGGCCAACGTGGTGGACGGCCTGTTCACCTATGCCGATGGCAGCAGCGCCGCCAAGAAAACCAGCTGCACCTGCTGGTATACCGACCGCAGCCAGGCCGCCAAGCGCGTGCCCGTCACCTGGGACGACCCCGATCTGGTGGCCCGGTACGGGCTGCGCACGATGGAGATCAACCCCATCGGGGTGAGCACGCCGGGCCAGGCGCTGCGCATGGCCAAGTGGGCGCTGTACACCGCGCACTACGAGGAGCAGACGGTCGTCTTCCGCGTGGGCGGTGAGGGGCCGGTGCGGCGCCTGGGCGAGGTGTTCCAGATCAGCGACCCGTCGGAGGCCGGCGAGCGCCTTGGCGGGCGCATCGCATCGGCCACGCTGACGACGCTCCAGCTGGACGCGCCGGTGACGCTGGCGCCGGGCGAGACCTACACCGTGTGGGTGACGCAGCCGCATGCCAGCGATCCGGGCCGCCTCGTGCTGGAAAGCCGCAACGTGACGACGCCTGCGGGCACGGTTCAGGCGCTGACGGTGAGCCCGGCGTTCAGCGCCGTGCCCGTGGCGCAGACGGTGTGGCTGCTGGAAGGCAGCGACGTGGCGCCCACGCTGTGGCGCTACGTGGCGATCAGCGAGGTGAAGGGCGACGACGGCCGGCCAGAGTACGAGGTGATGGGCGTGCGCCACGAGCCCAGCAAGTGGGCGCTGATCGAGGCCGACCAGCCGCTGACGACGCGGCCCACGCGCCGGCTGCGCAATGTCGCGCCCAAGCCCACCGGGCTTTCACTGGCGGAAACATCGTTTCTCGACGGCGCCACCCCGAGGGTGCGGGCGACCGTGAGCTGGACGCCGGGCGCGGCCGGCCTGAGCCACATCGTGGCCTGGCGGCTGAACCAGGGGCCGTGGACGTCGATGCCGGCCACCGCGACGAACACGGTGGACATCGACGGGCTGCGGCCGGGCTCGCTGCAGGTGCAGGTGCGGGCGCAGAACGCGCAGGGTGTGCTGTCGATGCCGGCGGAGGCGGCCATCACACTGACGGGCTTCGGCGAGCTGCCGCCGAACGTCCAGGACCTGGTCGTCAACCAGGTGCCGGCGGGCATCCGCATCGGCTGGGCGCCCTATTCGGCAGCCAATGCCGGCGAGACCGAGCTGCGCGTAGGCGGCAGCTGGGGAGGCGGCACGTTGCTGTGGCGCGGGCGGGCCAGTTCGCACACCTGGGTGTCGCCGCCGGCGGGGACCTACACCATCTGGGCCAAGCACTTCGATCTGACGGGCACGCTGCAGAGCGCCACCGCGCAGAACGTGGTGGTGGCCTGGGATGGCACCAGCCTGCTGAGCATCCTGACGGTGGGCGCCTCGTCGCAGTTCTTCAAGGTGACGGCTTCCGGCGCCACCACGCCGGGCACGATCACGGTCACCGCCAAGGGCCAGAACCTGGGCGGCTCGCCGGTCTTCCAGGTGATCGCCGGCACGGTGACGACCGCCGTGGGCGGTGTGCTGACCGGCACGGGCAACAGCCGCACCATCGCCTTTGCAGAGATGACGACCGACCTGGTGACCATTCGCGTCACCTGGGGCTCGCTGACCGACGAGATCAGCCTGTTCAGGCTGTACGACGGATCGGATGCGCTGACGGCGATCCTGACCAACGAGTCGCACCTGGTGCCTGCCGACGCGGCGGGGGTGGTGAGCAGCTATGCCGGCGCCACCGGTACGATGCTGATCTTCAAGGGCGCCACGCAGCTGGGCGCGGGCACGGCGCCATCGGTGAGCTTCTCGATTGCAGGGTTCACGGGCTTCGGCCCGCCGGCCTTTGCGGCGCCGGGCACGTCGGTGAACGGCGGCGCCATCCAGGTTGACGGCTCGACCGGGGTCTACACGGTGTTCGGCAACCTGGCCGCCGACAGCGGCACGGTGAAGGTGCGGGCGACGCTGAGCACCGGGCAGGTGATCGACCGCATATTCAGCATCAGCAAGGCGCGGGCCGGTGTGCAGGGTGCGGACGGTCTGACTGCGCTGCTGAGCAACGAGAGCCATGCGGTGCCGGTGACCTGGTACGGGGCCGTCATCACGCTGGCTGGCGCCAGCACCACGATGACCATCCGACGCGGGCAGGTTGACGAGTCGGCGCTGTGGACCTTCAGCAAGGCCGACTCGGCGGGGATCAGCTCGAGCATCTCGGGCAATACGGTCACGGTGACGGCCATCACGGCCGACTCGGCCTACATCGACATCACCGCCAGCCGGGCGGGGTACCCCTCTTTCACGAAGCGCTTCACGGTGACGCGAAACCGGGAGGGAACGCGGGGCACGGTGCAGCTGAGCCGGGCGATCAGCTTCAACTTCTGGTCGGACTCAGAGGCACTGGCGGCCATTGCGGCGGCCGGCTACGTGGACCCGATCCTGCGCGACCTGGTCACCCTGTACAACACAGCCGCCGGGTACAGCGAGACGCGCTTCTTCAATGGCACCGGCTGGTCGGCGATCGGTCAGTACCTGAACGGCAACCTGTTCGTGAATGGGACGATCGCCGGGGACAAGCTGATCGCCGGCACGGTGACCGCCGACAAGATCGCCGCCGGGGCGCTGACGGTGGCCGACGGCAGCATCACCAATGCCAAGATCGCCAATGCCGCGGTCGACACGCTGAAAATCGCCGGGTTGGCTGCCACCGGCCTGATCTGGGGTCAGGGGACGGCGGCGAATCTGACCACCATCACCATCAACGTACCTGCCGGCGAATACTGGGAGGTGCTGGTGGTTGCCACCCAGGCGAGCTTCTGGACCAGTAGCTCCGTCGTATCGAGCACGCTGAGCATTGGCTTCAACGGAGGCACCAGCTTCAGCAGCACGCAGTTCCGCACGTTTGCGTGGAACGGCGGCTACGTTGGTGGGGTGGAGGACTTGCAGCCTCACATCGCCGGCATTGCGGTCAGCGGGCCGCTCGGCCTTGGCCCCGGAAACTACTACTTCAACTGCAGCGGCGCGGCGGGTGTCCTCAAGACGTTCACTGTCTTCGTGCGCAAGAGATGAACTACCTGATCTATGAACTGGCGACCGGCCGCATCGTCGAGCAAGCCGGCAGCAGCTTCCTGGACGATCTGCCAGACACCGCGCCAGGCCTCGGGAAGCTGATCGGCAGTGTGGACGACATTACCCAGTGGCGGGTGGTGGATGGATCGCTGGTGTCCATCCCGCCGACACCGTCGATCCACCACGTGTGGGACTGGACACTGGCGGCGTGGGTTGATCCTCGCAACCTCGATCAGCTGAAGGATGCGAAGTGGGCCGAGATACGGGCGCAGCGCCAGCTGGCCGAGCAAGGCGGCTTCACCTGGAGCGGCATGACCTTCGACTCCGACACGTTGAGCCAGCAGCGCATTCAGGGGGCGGCAGTGCTGGCGCTGATGGCGCAGCTAGGCTCGATGCCGTGGTCGATCGACTGGACGCTGGCCAACAACAGCGTAGTGACGCTGAGCGCCGCCGACATGATCGCGGTTGGCCAGGCCCTAGGAGCGCATGTTGCATCCGTGCACGCCACGGCGCGTGCGCGGCGGCTGGAGATCCTGGCGGCGGGGTCCGCAGAGGCGTTGGCGCAGGTGGCGTGGTGAGCCGCGGTACATCCCGATGGGATACGACGCGCGGAACCGTGCGATTTGGCGCAAGTACAACCAGGCCTCGACGAGCCATGCGGCGTGCACGCCTGGACGCGTGCAGGAACTCGCTGCCGAGTACGGCATGACCTGGCGTCAGGTGTACTCGATCTTGGCTGCCGTTCGAGAGCAAGACGCGGCCAACGCTGCAGCGCGGGCGATCGACTCGTCCAGGGTCACTGCATGAGGTACGTGCCGCCCGCGCCGGGCTCAGTTGAGCGCGATGAACCGCCCGACGAGCTGCTGGCCGAGATTGCAGGCGCCGTCGCTTTGCGCGCGGCCGAGCTGCTGGGTATCGACCTACCCGGAGGGCGCACGCTCGCCCGTGCGGTGGTGGCGGACGTAGTCGCTTGGTCGCGTAGGTGCATGCGCGGCGTTGACACCGAAGTGGCGGCGCGGTTCCAACGTGATCGCCGGCTGTGCGCCGGCGCCGCCATTCTGGCGGCCGGGACTGG